AGATGAAAAGACTACTTAAATTTTTAGCTTGGTTAGAGCAAGAACGAATAAAAGCAATGGTGCAAAGCGGACGAGGATTTAATTAACGACATGAGACAGATAGACGAACAACTTTTAACGGATGTAATCGATAAACACGACATCTTAAACCAGTCACGCCTTAGGCAGTACGTTTGGAAGCGGTCAGCATTTTGTACATTCCTAAGAAAACACGGTTATACTTTCGCTCGGATAGGTCAGATGTTAGAAAAAGACCACGCTACAATAATTCACGCTTTGAAAATATACGACAACAACAAACGATACGCCGATTTTAAGGCATGTGTAATGCCAATAGAAAGCGACTTACAAGACTGCGCATTTGAATCAATGCCGATAATTAAGGACGTAAACACGAAGTACATCATGAGCCAAGTGAGATTAGAGAATTTAATAATAGATAAACTAAAGTGATATGAAACAGACAGCAGTAGAATGGTTGATTCAGCAGATTGAAAAAGATAGCGATATTATTTTTTATGATAGAAATTTACATCCATATCAAGAGTATATTGAACAAGCCAAAGAGATGGAGAAAGAGCAGATGTTAGATTTTGGTGACTTTATTATTGATGAATTAGAACCTATGGCTCAGAATAGAGAATGGGTTGAGGAAAGATATAATTACTTTAAATCAGAATAAGATGAAACAGACAGCAGTTGAGTGGCTATTTGATAACCTTGTAAAAGTGAAAGATGTGCCATTTGAAGAACAAGCTAACGCTATTTTAAAGGCATTTGAACAAGCTTACGAACAAACATGGGCGCATTGTGGTTCAAGAAATCACATGGCAGAACAATACTACAACGAAACCTTTAAATCAGATGGATTGGTACAAAATAGTCTTTAAGAAGAACGGTAACTGGTCTTTCTCCGTGTTTAAGTACGAAGACGAAGCCGAGCAAAAGACGGAAACTAAACCTGACAACGACTTATTGCCCTTTTAACCTAACGGGGGTGTAACAGCCCCCTAACTTTTTAAAGCTATGAAAAAGAAAGAAGCATTTGAGTTATTAAATAGTTGGTTAAGGAGAGGATTTGATTTCCCAGAACACGACTTGGTTATTAAAGTCCCAAATCTAAAAATGGACGAATTACCAACGCAAGACGACTTTGATAATTGGTATTGGAAAGACAGAGCCGTTATTGATGAATACACATTTAAATACTTGCTTTGCGTTGCTTATGACTTAACCGAGAAAAACACGGACGATGAAAACTTGGTATAAAATAGTCTTCAAACTAAACCACCGTTGGTCTTTCTCCGTGTTTAAGTACGAAGACGAAGCCGAGAAAAAGACGAAACTGGAAAAATGGAAAGCTGAACACGTCAATCCCTACAATAAAATAGAAGTTATCTGGCACGGGTTGGAAGAAGAGTATAATTTAAAACAAATAATATCATGAACTACTTGGAATTTTTAGAAAGCAAAAAACACTTATTAGGAGAGTTTGGTTTTACTCCTAATTATTTTCCCGATATTGCTTTCGACTCGGAAAAATCAAAGGTCAAATTACTTCGTTTATTAAGAAAATGCCTTACAGATTTCTTTCAACTGCTACACCTTCACCAAATGATTTTATAGAATTAGGTACGAGTTCGGAGGCTTTGGGTTATATGGGTTATACTGATATGTTAGGAAAGTTTTTTAAAAATAATAACGATTCAATAGATGCTCGTCATGCTGGAGAAAAATGGTATCTCAAACCCCATGCAGAAAAAGACTTTTTCGCATGGGTTAATCAATGGTCTATAATGGTTAAAATGCCGTCAGACTTAGGATTTTCTAATGACCATTATAAATTACCTGAATTGATTATTAATAAACATATAGTAGAAAACAAAAGTAAAATTGAAGTGAATGGACAGATACAACTTTTTAATATAGTTGCTAAAAATTTTCACGAAATAAAACACGAACAAAAGACTACCACTAATGAACGATGTGAGAAAGCCGTAGAATTAGCACAAAGTAAAGTGTCTGTTTATTGGTGTAATCTTAATTCAGAAAGCGCACTACTAAAAGAACTTGACAAAGACGCTGTAGAAATAATAGGTTCGATGTCAATAGAAAAGAAAGAAGACATCTTAATGAACTTCGCAAACGGAAATATAGACAGGATAATAACTAAAGCTAAAATGACTGGAATGGGTTTAAATTGGCAGCATTGTAATCATTCTGTATTTTTCCCGACATGGAAAGAGTTCGATAAACAAATAGTAAAACCTAAATTTTTGTAACATGGAAAACAAAGTAAAAGACCAAATCATTACTAACAATTACGCTATCTATAACAGCGACTGTATGTTAGTTTTACCAACTATTGACAATGAAAGTATAGACCTTTCAATTTATTCTCCACCGTTTGCGGGGTTGTATAATTATTCAAGTAGTCCGAATGACTTTAGCAACTGCGAAACGAAAGAACAATTTTTAGAACAATACGATTTTTTAGTATCTGAGATTGCGAGAATAACAAAAGCGGGTAGAATTACCGCCGTACATTGTACAGATGTTTTCGATAATAGCTGTAGACTTTGGGATTTTCCTCATGAGATTATACGAATACATGAAAAGTACGGTTTTGAATACCGTAACCGTATAACAATTTGGAAAGAACCGCTAAAGGTTCGTATGCGTACAATGGTTCAATCGTTAATGCACAAATTTATAGTTGAGGATTCGACAAAGTGTTTTACAGCTATGCCAGATTACGTATTAATCTTTACAAAGAAAGGTGAAAACAAAGTTCCAGTAACGCATCCTAACGGATTGAAAAGATACTTTGGAGCAACGCCTATACTACCAAACATTCTACAAGCATATAACAACGCTAACGGAACAGATTTTAATGAAGAACAGCTTTGGGATTATTTGAATAGAAAATATAAGAATCATGAAGACCCAAAGAGTAATAAGTTGTCGCATTATATCTGGCAGCGTTACGCCTCATCTACTTGGGATGATGTACGTATTGACAATGTTTTGCCGTTTAGAGATTCAAAAGAAGACGATGACGAAAAGCACGTACACCCTCTACAATTAGATGTAATAGACAGACTTGTAGAGTTGTATTCTAATCCTGACGAAGTTGTATTAACGCCTTTTATGGGTGTAGGTTCTGAGGTTTATAGTCCAGTATCTTTAGGTCGAAAAGCTATCGGAATTGAATTAAAAGACAGCTACTACAAACAAGCTAAAATAAATTTAGAATTAGCTGAAACACGTTTTAAAAACGAAGTAGAACAAATCACGTTATTCTAAAAATAAAAAGGGGCGGTTACTATACTTCGCCGCCCCTTAATCCTGCACTTCTCAAATGCGATTCAAAGATAATGAAAAAGCAATCAAAAAAACAATCTTTAGTAGAAAGTTTTATTCAGACTTTTGTAGGGTTATTAATATCGTTTTTAATTCAATTAGCTATTTATCCAGCTATGGGTATTCAAGTTAGCGTTAATCAAAACATAATAATAACTTTGGTATTCACTATTGCTTCTATAATTAGAGGCTATTTAATACGAAGAATTTTTAACAATTATGGCAAAGGATAAAAAGACGGTAGTTATCTATTCCGATTGGATAGCTACATTTGACAAACTGACAGACGAAGAAGCGGGAAAGCTAATAAAGCATTTGCTTCGTTACGTTAACGACCAAAATCCAGAAGCAGACAGAATGACCGAACTTTTATTCGCTCAGATGCAACAGCAACTTAAACGCGATTTAAAGAAATGGGAACAGATTAAAGAAGCACGTTCAAAAGCTGGTAGATTTGGCGGTATAAAAAGCGGTGAAACAAGACGAAGCAAAACGAAGCAAAATTTTAATATCATTTTAGGACACGCCAACGTAGGTAAAACTTATTGGTTGTTATGGTATCTTTTGTCTTTAAGTCACAAACACAACCTTAAACATTTAATTTATTCAGCCGAAAACACGGTACACGGTATTAAACGAAACCTTATCGAATTGTATTCAGGTAGGAAGATAAAAGGAATGCCTAAAGAGCAGTTAGAAGAATGTAAACAATTTGTAGAAAGTCACTTTGATTTTATAGATTCTTCTAAAGCGTGGCAGCTTGAAGAATTTATGCAAGAAGCACAAAAGGACACAAGCTACGATACGTTAATGATTGACCCGCACAATTCTTTTTTACGTCCGAGGGGTGTTAACCCGCACGAATATGATTACGAAATGGCGACACGTTTAAGACTATTCTGCAAAAAGACGGACACTACTGTTTACTTGTGTATTCATGCGGCTACCGAAGCACTAAGGAAAACACACAAAGACGGTGACTTTAACGGGCATCCTATGCCTCCAAGTATGGCAGACGCGGAGGGCGGTGGTAAATGGGGTAACAGGGCGGACGACTTTTTAGTAATTCACCGCTATGTAGCAGACCCTACTAACTGGATGTGGACACACGTTCATGTAAAGAAAGTAAAAGAAACGGAAACGGGAGGTATGCCGACAATGTTAAACGACCCGATAAGATTTCAGTTGCACAACGGAACGCAGTTTTTGTGTTCGGGTGTTAATGTTTTGGATATGTTTAAAGACAACGAAAAAACGAATTCGGCTTTGAACTTTTACGATATTAGTAACTCAGTACCATTTTAAACAATGAAACACTTAGAAATAACACTTGCAAGGCTGAACGTCAAGGTATCTATTAACCGTCTTTTGTTTAGGCTTAAAAACGAAAAGATGTCGGACGAGAAAAGAACGAACATCGAAAACGAGGTCAATGACTTAGACTATGTAGTCCGTCTTTTAGACCACTTAGAACAGAAACACGAACAAATGTTTAAAGACAACAGAAGATTAATGCAAGACGTTTTAGAATCAAAAAGGCAAATAGCAGAATTAACCGCTAAAAAGTTAGAGATATGAAAAGACGAACCCCTAAAGACCTAAGAGCCTACCGAATAAAAAGACGGAAGAAAGACTGGTTTATGTACATATTTCTAAAAGACTTTAATTTTGAACGAATGAACCCAGAAGAATGAAGACAGATAAGAGAAAAATAAAAGACAAGTTAGACAAAGTAGTCAAAGATATTGTCAAAATTCGTGACGAATCAACGTGTCAGCATTGCTTTAAAGTAGTAAGCGGTTCAGATTGTCACGGTTCGCACGTTATACCCGTGTCAAGGGATGGACGTTTAGCATTCGACCCGTTAAACATCAAAGTGCTATGTTATCATTGTCATTTGAATTTATTATATTTGCATAAACAATTTAAAAAAAGAGTTATGAAAAAGCAAACAGAACAAGAGTTTATGGACGCTATTCCAAAGCCTCAAACCATTTGGTTTAAGCTGTGGAAAGCAAAACAAGAAATCGAAGCGGTAAAGAAGAACGCAAAGAACCCGCACTTTAAAAACAACTACGCCGACATTAACGCATTAATCGAAGCAGTCGAACCCGTGTTGTTGAAGTACAATTTACTACTTATGCAACCTATCGAAAGCGGTCATGTAGTTACCCGTATTATAGATTGCGAAGACGGTAACTCGGTAGAAAGTTCAATGCGCTTACCTGAGATTAACGACCCGCAAAAAGTCGGTTCTGCGGTTACTTATTTCAGACGTTACACGTTACAAAGTCTTTTAAGTCTACAAGCTGAAGACGATGATGCACAAAGCGCAAGTCAGCACGTTAAAAACACGAAACCAAGTATTGACAATTCACGCTTTGAAAAAGCTATCGAAGCAATTAACAACGGAAAGTACAGCGTCCAAATGCTGAAAGATAACTATACACTAACACAAGCGCAAGAATCAGCGTTAAAACTTATGTAAGATGAAAATACGTTGTTCAGCACTTGGTAAAATAATGACGGATTTTAGAAGATGTCTACGGAATTAAGAAAGAATTTAGTTCCAGATACACGGATAAGGGAAACATTCAAGAAGACGAATCCATAGAGTTAGCCGCCCGTGTTTTAGACCTACCGTTTTGCACGAAGAACGATGAATACTTTGAGAATGATTATATCAAAGGAACGCCCGACCTTGTGTTAGACGATGAAATTATCGACATTAAAACGTCTTGGGATGGCACTACGTTTCCTTGGTTTGCGGACGAACTACCCGAAAAGAATTATTATTGGCAGTTAATCGGTTATATGTGGCTAACTGGACGAAAAAACGGACGTATTGTATATTGCTTAGTAGATACCCCCGAAGATATCGTCTTAGACGAAATAAGAAGAACAAGTTGGAAGAAGTTCGAGTTAGAAGTTAGCGACCAAACGGAAAAGGAAGTACGAGCAAAACACGAATTCGGTCACATTCCCGAAGGTCTAAGAGTAAAAGAATTCAAAATAGAGTATTCGGATGCGTCTGTTAATAAAATAATAGAGAAAATAAAGGACGCAAAGGAGTATTATAATACTTTAGTAAACGATTTAAAACGATGAATATGTTTAATGTAGCAACAGCACCAATGGCGAAGAATAGTACCCAAGTGCAAAAAGGACAAGAAGTAAACAAGGTTTACAGAACGAATGATTTATCTGTGTTCAAACAGATTGACGGTAACAGAGTTCCAAATCTACAACACATAAAAAGACTAACAGAGTCTATCCGTGTTTATGGCATGAAATGTAACCCGATACTTGTAAATGAAAGAATGGAAGTCATAGACGGTCAACATAGATTAATGGCAGCTAAACAAGCTGAATCATTTGTTTATTACATAGTCGTAGATGGATATTCTTTAAGAGAAGTACACACATTGAATCTTAACCAAAAGAACTGGACTAAGAAAGATTTTATGGAAGGTTATGCAAATATGGGTATTCAATCTTATGTAAAACTCAAAAAATTTATTGATAAAAACGAAGACTACTCTTTTGAAAGCTGCGTTTCATTTTGTACCAATAGTTCTGGTGGTTCGGCTGCAATTAGCGCAGCTAAATTAAATCACCAAAACACAATGTCGAATGGAGTGTTTGAAGAGGGAACTTGGGTTGGTCGTGACTTTGAACTCGGTCAAGATTGGGCTAATAAGATTAGAATGATTAAGCCTTATTATGAAGGGTATAATAGAACTACATTTGTAGGTTCTATGATAACACTTTTTAATAATGATAATTTTGACTTTAACGAGTTTATGCACAAATTAAGAATTCAACCTACCGCGTTAGTCGATTGTGCTAACCGTGACCAATACAGAACTTTAATTGAAGACATTTACAACTATCGTTCAAGAAATAAAATAAGCCTTAGATATTAATTTTAACGGGGGGTGCGCATCCGTAACGCACACTTTTAAAACACGAACAAATGGAAAAGAAAATTTTTGTAGGTAGCGGAAAGAAAAAATTCGACAACTTACGCGCTATTACTTTGTGTCTAACGGATATTCCGCAAGAACATATCTTTGAGTATAACGGAAAGAAATACATCCGTCTAAACGTAAACGATAAGAAAGAAGCGGACCAATACGGAAAAGACATTGCATTAAGCGTCGACACTTGGCAACCTGAGAAGAAAGAGGATAACAAATCTGGATTACCTTTTTAACATGATAACGAAAGACTTTCAACAGCGATTAACTGAGTACCTACAAAAACACGGGGTCACTAAGTTGACCAAACAAGTAAAGGTACAAGCGCACCAACTTAAAGGCTACGCTTCAGGAACGATGCACCCGCGTTTAGATACATACGAGAAAATTAATGAAGTAATCAAAGAGCAATGAAAGTAACAATAGAGTTCGATGAAGAAAAAGACGCTATACTTGCTTTACAAGCTAATAATTGGTATAATGTTGTTTTTGAGTTCGACCAATACCTAAGAGGCGAAATAAAATACGGTAACCATACTTCGGAAATTTATGACCATTACGAATCTGTACGCGAAAAGTTGCGGGAATTACTTGACGATTACGGTTTGAAAATTGAATGATTAGAAAATAATCGTAATTTTGACGAAAACTTAGACTATGGAACTACTTTTTTTAATTGCGTTAGGTTGGTTTTTAATTGAGTTTGAACCGTTGCACATGGCGTTAGCTTATCTTCAAACCAAACTACCCGAATGGACCGTACTGGAATACGTCTTTAACGCGTTTAGTTGTTGGCAATGTATGACATTTTGGAGCGCTTTAGTTTATACAGCTTCATTTGAGTTAGCCGTAACCGCTTCTTTCCTTACTTTCATCATTGAATTGATTAACCAGCTATGGAGTCGGTCGAGGTAGAAATAATGGATAGACTACGCGACCAATTCAAAGAAGGGTTGGTAGTCAAAAACACGGCAGTAAAAGCGCGTGACATTTGGAATAAGTACAAAGGCGACAATATAACGTATTGTATGTGTTCAAAGGTACAGCGTCACGTTTACGCTAAGAAGTTTATCGAATGGTATGAAAGCCGAAATTGATAATTGGTTTTCGGATAATTATTCTAATGTCTTAGAGATAACTACGGCTTGGGTTTATAAGTACGGGCGCACGGTAGAGCCTGACGTTGTGGTGTCTAATTGTTATTTGTACCTTTTAAAGCGCTCGGAGGACATGACAAAAGAAGATGTACCAAAATGGGCATTCAGCTACATAAACACGGAACTCACCTACTCCAAGTCTGTCACTAATTACGCAAGTGATAAACTAAACCGAAAGCATGAAGATATTGACACAATTCCTTATATTATTTGTGACGACTTCACGGACGAAATAGACTTTAAAATCCTTTTAAACGACTTTAGAACCACTTTAAGCCGTGTTGACCAAATTATATGGGATGTCTACGTTGAAAAAGGCGTTACCACTAAACGAGATTTAGCCAAACACTTTAACATAGACGATACGAGTGCTTGGCTTTATATGAATGAGATAAAAACGAAATTTAAAGAATATGTTGAAACCGAAGAAAGGCTATGAAAACACGGTAATCGAATATCGAGTAGGTCAGGCAACAATGAAAATAAGGGTAGAGGATATCACTAAAGAACATATCGAAAAGGCTAAACACTATGTAGACCTTTCGTATTTTGTTGAAGAGGTGAAAAGCGAATACGACCCAAAAAAACATGACGCTGAAAACATTATTCAGGAGTACATGAACCAACCGACAGAACAGATATTGGACTTGCAGACTCCTAAGAAAAAACGAACAAGAAGAAAGAAATGAAAGAACTAAGAGAAGTATTATTTATGCTAAGTGTAATTCTGTTTGGGTGCGCTTTAGTTTTCCAAATGGGTAATACAGCAATGACCATAGGCGGTATTTCGTTACTTCTATACACCCTTAACATTTTCGCGTCAGTTAATGGAGACGAATAGGTTTTACATTATAGATTGTGGCGACCAAATGCGGGAGTACTGCCACTACTTAAAAATAAAACTACGCGTAGAGGGGGCGCACTTTATCATTTACGATACGGATGCGCCTTACTACTTAGCGCTTGAAGAAGTTACCGAAGACGTTTTCCTTTCACATTTTCAACCACAAGCAAATGCCTAAACCAAACCCAAACGACTAAAACACGGACACCAAATGGCTAAACACAAATACATAGAAACACCCGAAAAGCTATACGAAGTATTCTTAAAATACGCTGAAGACACTAAAAGCCGAGTAAGAAGAATACCAAAAGCTACAAACAAGGGCGTACAATACGAAGAACACACACCACCGCTAACAATAGACGGCTTCAAAACATACTGCAATAAGTCGGGTTACGATATTAACCGATATTGGTATAATGTGGATAATTCTTATTCTGAATATGTAAGCATCGTCACGCGCATTAAAGAAGAAATACGCAACGACCAAATAGAAGGGGCGTTAGTAGGTCAGTATCAACAGAACATTGTTGCACGTCTAAACGGACTCACCGAAAAGACGGACTTAACTACGGGAGGGGATAAGATAAACGAGATTAAGGTTACAATAGTAAATAACAAAGATGGAGTTTAACTCCGACTTCAAATATGATTTAAGAGTAGGTCAGGTTGCAGAAGAACAACTTGCTTTTTTGCTTGGTTCAAAGATTGAAGTTAAGAGCGACCAGAAAGCGCACATTACGGGAAACGTCTTTATAGAATACGAGAGTAGGGGCAAACGTTCAGGAATAGCCACAAGCGAAGCCGAGTATTATTGTATTGTAATTTTGAATAGGTTTATTATCCTACCGAAAGACGAATTAAAAGCAATATGCAGAAAATACATAGGCACGAATAGAGATGTCTTAGGGGGTGACAATAATACAAGTAAAGGAATCCTTTTACCAATTAAAGACCTAATAAGTGGAGATAAAGGCGACTAATATCTTTGCTCGGAACTACGAAGCGTTAACGAATGAGAGCATAAGGTTCGTCATAAACCAAGGCGGCTCACGTTCAAGTAAGACCTATTCGCTTTGTCAGCTTATTATCGTCTATTGTTTGCAGAACCCTAACAAGGTGGTTAGTATAGTGCGTAAGACGTTCCCCGCTTTGAGGGCGACCGTAATGCGTGATTTCTTTGAGATAATGCGCGACCTTAACATCTACGAAAAGACGAACCACAACATGAGCGAAAACATTTACCGCTTTAGTAACGGGTCGTTAGTAGAGTTCTTTAGTGTTGACGATGAACAAAAGATACGAGGACGCAAACGCGACTTAGGCTGGTGCAATGAGGCGAACGAACTTTGGTTTGAAGACTTTCAGCAGTTGAACATGAGAACTGAGGGTAAATTAATCTTTGACTACAACCCGTCTGAATCTACAAGTTGGTTGTACGAACTACCAGAAAACGAAAGCGTCTTAATCAAATCGACCTATAAGGATAACCCGTTCTTACCCGAAAGCATTAAACGCCAGATAGAGGATTTAAAGCGAACAGATGAGGCGCTTTACCAAATCTACGCTTTAGGTGAAAAGGCTATTTCTAAGTCTAACATTTATTCTACTTGGCAGTTCGTTCGTGAAAAGCCGTTACGCTTTGAGAATTACGT